ATGTCGTCACTACTATGACAGGCAGCTGCCTAGGTGCTGATTGCACCACAGGGGTCTGGTTGTTGCTAGGTATGATCGAAGCAGGTGTTGAGGGTGTCTACATAGCCCACGCAGCTGAAGAGATAGGTGGTGTCGGTAGCACTAACCTAGTCAAAGATTACCCTGCTTGGTTGATCGAGATTGATGCAGTCATCTCCTTTGACAGGTTTGATACGTGTAGCATCATCACACACCAAGGTGGTATGCGTACAGCTAGTGACGACTTCGCTAAGTCACTGGCAGGTGCTCTTGAGCTCCCTCAGCTTAAACCTGACAGCTATGGTACATACACTGACTCAATGGAATACGCTGAGATCGTGTCAGAATGTACCAATATCAGTGTGGGTTACTACAACCAACACACAGCTAAGGAGTCACAGGACCTAGAGTACGCTGAGATGCTGCTTGAGAGGCTCATAGAGGCCGACTGGAGTGCCTTAGTGTTCTCTCGTGACCCGACAGTAGTGGAATACACTCAAGGCTCTGTAAGGGGCTACCCAGTGGGTGATGAGGATGACGCTGAGGTCGCTAAGATATGGAAGCTTCTACTTGACAGACCGAGTGAGGTCGCTGACCTGCTCTACAGCTACGGCTTTACGATGGACGACATGTGTGACGAGCTGGACCTAGACTTGATTGATAGGTCTTTCTACACAGATGTTTCTACCTACTGATAATCAATACAGAAAAAGGACAATAACATGACATATACTTACATCGCGGAGATCATGAACAACAAGGCTCTCGTGGACTCAACAACTTCCTCTGACCTGAAGGAGGTGGTAACGTGGGCGACAAACAACTCTATAGAGGGTGACCTAATTGTAATCTCTGAAGGTTACGAAGGTGCTGATGGTGTTGTAGGCAAGCATGACCACATCAATAGCTGGTACAATTCCTAAAGAATTATCTTGACAGGTGTGACATACACCGTTATAATAGGCTTTAGCCTCCTTAAAGAAAACTAATTGTTTTGAAAGGTATGGTTAAAGAAGATGAAGAGTAATACTTTAAGTATACATAAGGAGAGACTTATGAGAGAAGCGGAATGGGATGACGAGATCATTGACGGTCACAACCGTTTTGTTGACGCAGTAGTGGAAGCAGCTGAGAGAGGTTATGAAGACGAATGAAAGTTTATTATGTAACACCCTCCTACTTCCACCCTGACTCTGAGACATTAGTCTTCGTGTCGTCTACGGCCTTAACTCAATTCCTCAACTACTCCGAATATAAATGTGAGGTGACTACAAAAACCTTCAAACAAGGAGTGCCTACAACATGATTAAAGCAACACTTATTGACCACATGGGCTCAGACCTTTCAGTAGTCAACGCAGCACGAGTTAGCTTTGGTAAGAAAGCAGATAACTACACACCCGAGCAGAACAACAGGCTAATACTGTACCTTGCTAAACATAGACACATTAGCCCCTTCGGGCATTGCTTTGCCTCCTTCCACGTTAAGGCTCCAATCTTTGTAGCACGGCAGCTGGTCAAGCATAAGTTCCTCAGAATTAATGAGATTAGTCGTCGATATGTAGATGATGAACCTGAGTTCTACACACCTGATGTGTGGCGTGGACGTAGTGCTGACAAGAAGCAAGGCAGTGAGGGTGAAGTTAACCCAGAGTATAACCCACAATACCTAGACGGTAAGATAAAGTATGCTTACTTACAAGCGCTTCAAATGGGAGTAGCCCCTGAGCAAGCCCGTATGATTCTGCCACAGTCTACACTAACTGAGTGGTACCACAGTGGAAGTCTAGACGCTTGGGCAGACTTATGTAATCTACGTTGTAAACCTGACACACAGTATGAGTCGCAGTTGGTTGCTAATCAGATCGACACCATCATGAGTGATCTATACCCTGTAGCGTGGAGGGCGCTCCGTGGTGAGTCCTGATGTACTAAGTAACCTACTACGGTATGAACCTAAGACAGGTAAGCTATACTGGCTCAAAAGGGATCGTGACTATTTCCCAAGTGATTGGTCGCACAAAGTGTGGAACAAAAGGTACTCTGATGTGGAGGCCTTTACAACAAACACCAAGGGGTATTTATCAGGGAGAATCTTTGACAAGGGATACCTAGCCCACCGTGTCTGCTTCGCCCTCTTCCACGGCCACTGGCCTAAGGGTGGGGTTGACCATATTGATGGTGACCCAAGTAACAACACTATAGGGAACCTAAGAGACGTTACTTCATCTGAGAACAGTAGGAATACAAAACGTCACTCACATAATACGTCAGGTGTGACAGGTGTGTACTTTGAGAGTTACACTGACCGATGGGTAGTTTCCGCAGAGAAGCATGGTAAACGACTCAAGAGGCGGTTTCTCAATAAGGATGACGCTGTATCATGGAGGAAGCAGTTAGACCATGAACTTGGGTTTCACGAAAACCACGGACGATATGAATAGCTGCACTAATGGAAGGAGAAAAGCAATGACTAATCGTAAATTTACACCGCCAACAGAGTTCCCCGCAGAGTATGTCGATGGGTTTGGGGGTAAGGTCACTATCTTGGGGCGTTCTTATTACAACAAAGAGAGACCTCTGGTAGGTTTTGATGACGAGGGCTGCGCCTGTAATTACGCAGAAAACGGGGCTTATTGGCCTGATGATGGGGGTAAATACGACCTTCACGACATCCAAAAGCGCATCACAACGTGGCACAACGTCTACGAGGGTTGGGTCGGGGCTTCAAATAAAGTGAACCGTGGGGCTACAGAAAACCGCCTCTGCGTCTACCGCATTGAACGTAACGAGGATGGCAGCAACCCTAAGATATTCGTGGAGGAAGTTTGAAGAAAATACTACTCACAACAACAGCACTTCATCAACCGTGGAACGAAGGAGATTGGGACATGACTGACGGGAACACATACGCAATCAACAAACACCTCGACGATCTTGAGGACTGGGCCGCACTGCAAGAGGTCACGACAGAGCTTGAGCAGGCAGAGGCAAGTATCGAGGAACTGGAGGGTAAGCTATCTAAGAGCGAAGCTCTATTGGCGAAGGCGTTGGAGGCTTTGGGCGAAGCTGTCTACCTGCTTGATCCAGACGAGAAAGACATGGCACGGAAGGCAGGTGTGTATCGGGTCGTGACCACCCTCGCAGAACTAAGCAGCGTTAGCTGCGCTAACTCGAAAGGACAAGACGATGGGTGATGGCATTATTGGCAAAATACTGGACCGTTATGGGTTTTTGGGGGCGCTTGCACTTGCGCTTGCTTTGGTGGTTCTGGTTAATGTGTGGATTGTTGCTTCTGTGATTTACCCAGTCGCATTTTTAACACCTGTTTTAATAGCGATCTGGATGGTTTGGAGGGTGAGAGGAGAGAAGCGATGAAGTTTACACACCAACACAGTGACGGCACAAAGATTAAAATAGAAATGGCAGAACATGCGTCTATGGATGCTGTACTTGAAGAGTTTCAAAACTTCCTTCGTGCTTGTGGATACGTAATTGAATACAATCAATGTTTAATTTTGGAGAATATGGATGAATGACTACCAACTAACACGAGACGCAGCAGGTAATATTACAACACGTTATGATAAGATGCTACGTGACCTAAGGGATGACTATGAAGATGAGCTGGTTGTTGCGTCACTTATAAAATACTACAACCTATGCTCAGTACTCGTTAAGGACGAGGGTGGTATGGATATGGGTGTAGATGAAGACCTACTGCGGGCTATTGAACGTATCTTGCAGGGCTACATGAGTACCTTTGCTGAATTCAACGCATGGATGTCAACGAGAGGAAAGCAAGATGAAAGTCAATGACATACTAAAGAACGTACTAGAAACAAACGCAGCCTTAGAGTTTACAAACGAGATTGTCTTGGCTATTCTGAAAAGCTCCCGTGATATATGTACTGAGCTACGTAAAGAATTAGACTTCAAAGTTGGTACAGGAAATGCTACGGAAGCTCAAATGAAAGACTGGGAAAGCCTTGTACAAGACATAGCAGCACTTAACCGTGTGATCGACTATTATGGAGGGTGATATGAATGAGCTTTGCCCCTCATGTAGAGAGCCGCTAAATTGTACATCAGGAGATGGTTGTGCGGTCATGACTAAGCATACCTTTAATAAGGAAGACCCTTTGTTAAACCTTACGCTTGACACTGACGAGCTAGGTATCTGGCTAATCACAGAGGAAGCAGGGGAGACACAACAACTAGGCCATATCTCTTGGAGAGAAATTACTCGTGGTGTGCAACAAGCTTTGCTACAAGAGAACTTCTTGATTGCACTAGCTGAAATGGATAAGGACTTAATATGACTAACAAAGTAGGACACATGAAAGTGACAAACCTAACTGAACATGAAGACGGTGGTGCTACCATAGAGTTTGGTATGGATGACACCACAGCAGCATTAGCACAAGAGCTAGGCCTGAAGCTCATGATCTACTGTGGTGCTACAGGGACTGACGTAGATTACGTCTTTGATGCAATACTAGGTAGGTTAGATACTTAGAACGAAAGGGGGGCTTTACACTGGCTCCCTTTTTCTTTATAATAACACATTGTAGACAAGGAGAGTACTATGACGGATGAAAACAAACTGACCAGATGGGCTATCCTAGTTTACTCAGGTAAGTTCTGGCACTACGTTGTCAAGGGCAATAAACTGAGCCTTCACCACCTACCGAAGACATTCCTCAACAAGGAAGAAGCAAATAAGGTGGCTGCTAAGTTTGAAGGTGCTAACTTGATTGAATGGAAGGGGGCCTGGTATTCTTACAATAGAAATGGAACACGACTGTACTGTGTTGACATCGCTCGACGAACGAGCTAACTTTGAGGACATTGAGGTTCTCATAACAGATGATGACATCGTTTACATAAGTCAGCTTACAGCTGATACATCTAAGGCGCAGGTCCTAGAGCTCGGCTTCCAACAGCTTAGAGATATACTTGCGGGTATGGAGTTACCTGAAGGTGCGTACTACATCAAAGGTCAGGAGGCCAGAGAGCTATGAGCAACACAACCCATGTACCGTGTCCATACGAGGATTGCGGCTCCTCTGACGCTTTCAGCTGGGAGGATAACGAGCAGGTAGGTAAGTGCCACTCCTGTGACAGGTCGTACCCGATGGCGGGTATGGGCAGTATGTCCATCTTCGACTGGGCACCAACAGACTACCCACTTAAGGAAAGGAAACCACCAGTGACACAAAGAGAGATTGCATCGGGTACCTTCGAGGGTGTCCGTGGTATTGACCCAGACGTATGTGAGTTATATGGTATTCAACTTCAACTAGATGCGGCTGGTGAGCCAGTACGGTACGCTTTCAAGTGGCCTAACAACGTAAAGTACCGTGGGTACGACGAGAAGAAGTTCTGGTTGAAGAGTAAAGGAAGCCTAGACGATTTGTTTGGCCCTGAGTTCAACAAGGGTAGTTCGAACAGACTGTATATCACAGAAGGTGAGTTCGACGCTGCAAGCCTGTACCAAGTACTAGGTAAGTCATTCCCTGTTAAGTCTCTTCCGTCAGCTACCATGTCTGACCGCTTCATTAAGAAGAACTTCGAGTACATGAACAGCTTCAAGGAGATAATCTACGCTGGTGAACAGGACGCACCAGGGAAGGCAGCAGCTGAGCGTCTATACGAGTTGTTCCCTGAGAAGTTCTACTTTGTACCTATGTCTAAACATAAGGATGCCAATGAGTTCCTTATGGCGGGTGACGGTAGTGATCTCATGTGGTCAGCCAAGAAGCCACAGCGCTTCAGCCCTGACAACTTCTACCTAGGTGATCTTGACATCGAAGAGACCATCAAGAGAGAGAACCCTTACAGCTATGTAGCTACAGGCCACAGCGGTCTTGATGATAAGATCAGGGGGCTAGTCAAAGGAGGTATTACTTTTGTTAAGGCACCTCGTGGTGGTGGTAAGACAGAGATGGTACGTTTCTTTGAGTGCGGTCTCCTTAAGTCAGACCCTGACGTAAAGGTGGCTATGATGCACATGGAGGAGATGCGTTCCACCACCTACCGTGCGATGGCTACATACGAGCTAGGGATCAATGTGCGTACTAAGGAGGACGCAGCGGCTAACGGTGTCAGTGAAGATGCTGTAATCGGTGCCGCACAACGTATCGCTGATGATCGTACTGTTGTCTTCGAGCTTCGCTCACATGACGATCCCATGAAGATCCTTGACTATGTACGGATGGCTGCTACGGTCTACGGTGTTGACTATGTGTTCATTGACCACGTACAGCGGCTGGCTTACCTTTCTCAAGGGGGGGCTGATGGGGCTACGTCACTCCTGACAGCTGTCGGCTCTCGTATGGCCCAGCTAGCTAAGGAGCTGGACATCGGGGTTATCTTCATCTCTCAAGTGAACGAAGATGGTCGTACCAAGTACGCAGGTTCTCTTGAAGAAGAGGCTATCATTTGTATCAAGCTAGAGCGTGACGTCGAGAGCGAGGATGAGGATGAGCGCAACACTACCACCTTTGTTGTAGACAAGAACAGACCTTTCAGTAGACTTGGGAAGGCAGGTAGCATATACTACGATCCAGACACAACAATACTAGCAGAAGGGGAAGGCTTCGATGTATAATTACATGTATGGCGACGATGACTATGAGTTCGATGGTTCGGGTTGTCTCGACGGAGAAGATGACTACTTCGGTGAGATGGACGATGAGTTTGGTGAGTTTGACCCGATGAATGAAGACGTTGTACGTGAGCTCAACAAACAGATGCTTCAGACAGAAGTTGAGCTTGCAGAAGCTATAGCACAAGGTGACCTTCATCGAGCAGAGAGACTCCAAGATGAGATTGAACTGTTCCTGATGATGGACCACTAGAGAGGAGAAAGTATGCCAAGGATCGCATTCTGTGATATTGAGACTAACGCTATTGACCACCCCGATAGGATTTGGCTGGTAGGTGGTAAGATGGCGGACACAGGTGAGGTCTTCCGTTTTGAAAACATCCACGAGGACGAGGTTGCACGCAGGGCTGCTACTGAGTGGCATCATTCACTAGACAAGATGGTTGGCCATAATTTCATCCAGTATGACCTCCCTATCCTCAACAAGTGGTTAGACAAACCCCTAGACCCCCGAAAGGTGTTAGACACATTGATAGTCTCACGTACTGTAGACTACGACATACTGACTCCACAAGGAGGCAAAGGCCCACACTCATTGAAGAGCTGGGGTATCCGACTAGGTGTTCACAAAGGAGACTACACTGACTTCGCTAACTTCAACCAAGACATGATCGACTACTGGGAAGGAGACCTAGATACTACAGAAGCTTTGTTCAACCACTTCAGCGATGTAATCTACGACAAGGACTGGTCCCGTTCACTGAGAGCAGAACATGACCTACAGATCGAACTAGTCCGCACTAAGTACCACGGCTTCCACTTTAATGAGGAGCTTGCACGTCACCTACTCGACAAAGTAACAGAGGAGATGGATAAACTAGGGGATCAGTTTCAAATAGACTTCCCACCTAAGCTACTCCAAGTGAACAGTATCAAATACAGGGAGAAGCAAGACGGTACACTGTACTCCAACGTCCTACAAGCCAAGGAGAAGTACGACTTGACTAACAGAGTCGGGGATGAGCTCCAGTGTTTCAACTTCATACCGTTCAATCCTGGGTCATCTCGTGTACGTGCTGATGCACTGTGGGATGCTGGTTGGAAACCTTTCGATAAGACAGCTACCCATATCAAGTTCCTCCGCCTAAAGGTCGGTGACCCTTACGGTAAGAAGGTTGCCAAGATGGATAAGAAGTTCTACGACGAGAAGAAGGCTGACCTAGAGCGGTACGGGTACACGGTGTCAGAAGAGAACCTACTGACACTCCCTGAGGACGCCCCTGAGGGTGCTAAGGGCCTCGCCCAGTGGCTTACCCTAGAAGGACGTAGGAGCTCACTGTCTGAGTGGCTAGGGCAGGTCTGTAACGATGGGAGGATACACGGTACTATCAACAACATCGGGGCTTGGACAGGGCGTTGTGCTCATAACAACCCTAACACAGCTAACATCTCTTCAGTCTTCCACGGCACACCGAAGACAGCTGTAGAAGAGGTCAAAGCTAAGTACGATGGCCACATACGCAGCTGCTGGGGTACCCCTGAGGGTTCGTTCCTTGTTGGCTGTGATGCTGACGGTATCCAGCTTCGAGTACTTGCTGACTACCTGTGGCGTTACTTTGATGCTGACATGTACGCCAAGGCTATCATGGAAGGTAAGAAGGAGGATGAGACTGACATCCACAACATGAACAAGAAAGCCCTAGACGTCCCCAAAGGTACAAGGGACATGGCCAAGACGTTCATCTACGCATGGCTACTAGGGGCTGGTGTTGCTAAGACAGCCAGTATCCTAGGTGTTAATCAGAAGGAAGCACAGGCTGCACGTACACGCTTCGAGCAAAGTATTGATGGCCTCCTTCCTCTCAAGAAGAAACTAATACCGCATATCGGTGAGCAAGGTTACTTCAAAGGGTATGATGGCCGTAAGGTCAAGGTACCCAGCGAGTACAAGGTTCTTGCAGGTCTACTGCAATCAGGGGAGTCAGTGCTTATGAAACACACACTGCTTAACTTCCACGAGAAAGCCCGTAAAGAAGGCATTAACTTTAAGATGGTCGCATTTGTACACGACGAGATGCAGGTCGAAGTAATAGGGACGAGAGAGGAGGCTGAGCACCTAGGCAACCTCATCGCAACTACTATGACGGAGACAGGAGAGGAGCTTGGCTTCCGCATCCCAACTCCAGGTTCATATGATGTAGGTAGAACGTGGCTCGAAACACACTAATGAGTCTTGACATTCATAACCCATTAAGTTATAATGGTGCTAGTGAAAGGAGGACACCTTGAAAACATGTACAGTCTGTAAACAAGAACTAAGCTACACCCACTACCACAGATCAAAGATATCTAAAGACGGGTATGGGTATCGTTGCAGAGAGTGTGATAAGGCGGCAAGAGCTTCTTATAGGGAAGACAATAAGGAGAGATTTGCTGAAGTAAGTAGACGTAAGAGTTTGAAGTGGAAGTACGGTATCACTCTAGAGGAGTACAGTGGGATACTGGAGAGCCAAGGGAATTGTTGCGCTATCTGTAAGACTACCGAAAGTGGGATAGGTGGGGCCAGAAGAAACTGGAACTGGCCAGTAGATCACTGCCACACCTCGGGTAAGGTAAGGGGGATTCTCTGCTCTAGTTGTAATAGAGGTCTCGGCCTATTAGGGGACAATGTAAAGTCCCTGCAAAAAGCACTAGATTACCTAACCAAGTCTGAGGACGATACCCATTAAAGGTTGACACCGAAATACCGTTATGCTATAATTCACGAATAATAGAAGAGCTATAGGAGATATACACATGGCTACTAAAACAATCGAACTGACAGGAACGCTAGAGTGGGCTAAACTCTTCGAATCCAACCGCGACAACGGGGAGTATGACGTAGAGACAGACGGTGCTACAACAGTTACACTCCTTATGGAAGATGATGTATTCAAAGCCATGAAGGACGCTGGTGTACGTAAGCAAGGTAAACCAGACCCAGACGGTAAAGGAATCCGTGTTACATTCAAGCGTCCTTGGAACGACAAGTTTGGACGTGACTGGGCAGCAGGTGCCCCTCAGGTCTTCACCCCAGCTGGAGAGGAGTGGGATATGGAGACAGACGGTCTTATCGGTAACGGCTCGGTAGGTGTTGTGTTCCTCGACGTATACGATACGAAGATGGGTAAAGGTTGCCGACTAAGTGGTGTTCAGGTTGTTGACCACGTTGAGTTCGAAGGCGGAGGTGGTTCTGGCCCTTCAATCAAACCTCGAAACTACACCACACAAAGCAGTGCAGCACCAACACCCAAAGCTGCACCAGCTTCTAAAGAGTCTCCTGGTGAGGTGCCCTTTTGAGTGTAGATGTTAAACCTTCCCTGAGCATAGAGGGAGCTTACGTTAACGGGCTAGGGCAGTTTAAGCTGCCCAACCCAACCTCAACAATGCCTAACGGTGCTCCACGGAAACAAGAGACCCTTTGGAGGTACGGGGAGGAGCGTAAAGCTGGTAAGACAGCCAAGCACAAGTACATGGGCACGACTTACCGAAAGAAGAACTACAAGGTACATACCCTTGTATGTGAAGCCTTCCACGGTCCAAAGCCAACTGACACCTCAGTCGTCATCCATATTAATGAGGATGGTACAGACAACAGACCTGAAAACTTAAGGTGGGGCACTCAAAAGGAGAATCTAAATATGCCTAAGTTCATAGAGTACTGTAAAAGTAGGACAGGGGTCAAAAGCCCCCGCTCAAAAGGAATAGCAGCTAAGGGTTAGGTAAACAAAGGAGAGGGGCTACGGCCCCTTTCTTCACCTAATATGAGGAGAAACCAATGACTAAAGACATCTCAACACTAGTAACCGACATGGAGGACGTGATACTCGGTAAGAAAGGATGGGACTCTGTAATAGGGGACCAGATGGCCAAGAACTACTCAACTATCGTAGCTGACAGGTTCAGCAAACCACAGGAGCCACGGGCTTACCTATCTATGTCCTCCTTAGGGACACCGTGTGATCGTAAGCTATGGTACAAAATTAACCAACCTGAGACTGCTATTCCGCTTCGAGCTAACGCCCTGCTCAAGTTTAACTTCGGTGACATGATTGAAGAGCTTGCCTTAAGTATCGCACAGCAAGCAGGACACACTGTTGAAGGTCAACAGGACCGTATGGAGGCCCACGGTATCGAGGGTAGTCGAGATTGTGTCATTGACGGTATGACCGTTGATGTTAAGTCAGCATCTCCCTACTCTTTCAAGAAGTTCCAAGAGGGTAACCTACGAGAGCAAGACCCCTTCGGGTATATCTCTCAACTCTCCTCCTACGTCTACGCAGCTAAAGATGATCCACTTGTGACAAATAAGACACACGGTGCATTCTTGGTTATCGACAAGGTTAACGGACACATCTGTTTGGATATGTATGACTTCACTGAGGAGATGAAGACAAAGGAAGAAGAGATCACTCGTATCAAAGAGATGGTCAAAACCAAGACACCACCTGAGCGTGGGTTTGAGGACGTACCTCAGAGCAAGACATCACCCAACATGAAACTGGGTATGGAGTGCAGTTATTGTGAGTTCAAGAAGGCTTGCTGGCCTGGGCTTAAGATGTTCGCTTACAGCCACGGACCCACCTACCTGACTAAGATCAAGAAACCTCTACAAGTCAAAGAGGTAGAGGACTGGTCATGAAGAAGAGTAGCACACGACAAAGGGCTATACAGGCTGGTTACCGTTCAGGGTTAGAGGAGGCACTGAGTATAAACCTCACTGAACGGGAGGTTCCTTTCGAGTACGAGACTATGAAGATCAAGTGGCTTGACAGTAAGATGCGTAGCTACACGCCTGACTTTATTCTCGAGAATGGTATCATCATTGAAACCAAGGGTAGGTTTGTTTCAGCTGATCGACGTAAACACAAGGAGATCAAGAAGCAATACCCTGACCTTGACATACGGTTCGTGTTCAGTAACTCACGGGCTAAACTCTATAAAGGGGCCAAGAGCTCTTACTCCGATTGGTGTGAGAAGGAAGGGTTCCTCTACTCAGATAAGACCATTCCAGAGGAGTGGATCACAGAGGAGAATAAAGAATGACAACAGGTAAAACAGCTATCGTGTTTAGTTGCGGCCATGCCACACCTGAAACAACCAATGAGCGGTTTGACTGGTTAGGTGGCCTCATCTACGACATTAAACCTGACTACGTAGTGGACCTAGGGGATGGTGCGGACATGAAGTCCCTCAACTCCTACGACACACGTAAACCAGAGGCGGTAGTATCACAGAACTACGGACGTGACATCGAGTCATACAACGAAGCACAGGACTTGCTCCGTTACCGTTTCAAGAAGCAACGGCGTAAGCGTCCAGCTTTCTACGGGTTCGAAGGAAACCACGAGCACCGTATCAAAACAGCAATCTCATATGACCCAAGACTTGAAGGAGACAAGTATGGAATCTCGTTCTCGCACCTCAACACTAAGAAGTGGTTCGACGAGTACCATGAGTACGTTGATGGTGCCCCCGCCATTCATAATTACGATGGCGTTGACTACGCTCATTACGTGGGCGCTGGTAACTTTGGCCGTGCCATTAGTGGTGTACATCACGCTTACGCTCTCATCCAAAAGCGGTATCGCTCTTGCAGCGTTGGTCACAGCCATAAGCGCGATATGTATTTTAAGGACGACGTTGGTTCTCATGGTGCAATTGGGGCGGTGGTCGGCTGTTATAAGGGCGCTGCGGAGGCTTGGGCTGGGCAAGCTAATAAGGAGTGGTGGAAAGGAGTTCTCATCAAAAGAAATGTATCCGATGGTTGTTATGAGCCTCAATGGGTATCGCTTGATACACTTAGACGGGAATATGGATGAGGACATACATGATCGTATCAGGGGTGACAAATAGTCATCCCTTTTATCTTGACGTAAAGACAACACTGTGATATAATTGGGAGTTCGACTTATGGAATATGTAGTAACGATGAAGGTTAAGGTAGACGAGGATTACTTCTACTTAACGGAGGATGTAGCTGAACGACAGGCTACTTTGTCTGAGCAACTTAGGAACGCCTTGTACGACCTAGATGACCTCTCTGTCACACAGGTGTTGGCGGAGGAGGTTGGTCAATGAATACTATGGAGTACTCCTATTGGGTTGAAGATAAGATCATGACAGAAGGTAATGACAGGCTTATTGAGAATACACTAGGTCTTGTCGGAGAAGCAGGGGAGGTAGCTGAGAAGATAAAGAAACTTATTAGAGACTCCAGTCGTTTCTCTAACCAAGACATCGTCAAAGAGTTAGGTGATGTAGTGTTCTACGCTACCGCCCTAGCTAACTACTTCGAGAGCAGCCTTGAGGAGGTTATTGAACTCAATGTAGATAAACTAGATGACCGCCAAGCAAGAGGTGTGCTAGGGGGTGCGGCGATTGATGCGGCAGATGCTGCTTCGTCCTTGGCGAAGCCTTTTGTGCAGATCGGTATTTTCAGTGTTGAAAAAAATGCGGTGTGGACCGCGACGGCGATGCGCACAGCGG